CAAGATTCCTCGGGATGACTTTTTCAAGCAATTAGGCTTGGTTGGCGCTGGCATACCTGGCGCTGAAAAAGTCACAACTTTGCCCAAGCCTGAAGTGTCTTTGCGCGACCGGATCATGGGCTTTGTTGAAACTCCGGCAATTATTGCTGGTAATGTAGGCAGTGCAATTACAACGCCAATTGCTCGTATGTTTGGTGAAGCTTATGGTGGATATGGCACTCCACAAGGCAAGGAAATGGGCCAAAAAGCCGCCCAAGCCACCAGCCAACAGTTTTACCAACCGCGCACAGAAACAGGACCAGAAGTAGTTGGTGCAATTGGCAATTTTTTGAGCGCAATCCCACCTACGCAATTGACCAGCGCCGGCACGGCTTTGAGTACCTTGTCGCCTGCTGCAATCAATCAATTAAGCCCCATAGTCAGGCAAGCAATTGCGCCGGCCAAGAACATGTTGTCCAGCACTTTGACGCGCCAGCAACCTGTCATGCAGGGCATGGGTGCTGCAACTACCGCCGAAGATTTGATGCGCGAAGAGCGCCTGCAGCGATTGAATTTGCCTGCAACAGCTGGTGAACGCACTAAATCCTTGGCGCAACAGCAATTTGAGTCTGACATTGAGCGCGGCGCCATTTCTGGCGTCAGCGAAGCCAAAAAGCAAGAGCTTGTCGATCAAATGGCCAGGTTCAGACAACAACAAAAACAAGCCATTTCCCAAAAATTGGAAGGCATGGCCGAACAAACCGGCGCCGAGGTTGCAGACCCAACGCAAATGCGCCAGGTTGGCAAACTGGTTGACAAAGCATTGGTTGATACATACGAAAAGAAATTCAATGCTTACAAGCAAGCCTATGCAAATGCCGACAGTGCAGGCGAGACTTTGCAAGAAGTCCCATACCAAAGCATCATTGACTTCATCAACCAAAAAACCCCAACAATGAGACAAAAGCTTGATCCAATTTTGGATTCTGTGGCTGAATCATTGAGGATGAATGACCCAACCAACAAGGGCACAATTTCAATTCGGGCATTGGAAGACGTATATCAAGAAATTGGCAAAGTCAAAGGTTCGCCAAACGCCAAAGAATTGAAAGGTTTGATTGACCAGGCGACTGAGGGCGCCGGCGGTGACTTGTACCGTGCGGCCAGGACTCAGCGTAAAGAGTTGGCCAACCAGTTTGAAAACATGTCCCGGGTTGATAAATTGCTTGGGACCAAGGCCGGGTATGCGGATCGACAAGTGGCTTATGAAGACATATTCAAGCACGTTGTTTTGGATGGCAGCCTGGAAGAAATGCGAACAGTCACCAGTTTGTTGAAAAAAGCCGGTCCAGAGGGCAGGCAAGCATATGCCGAATTGCAAGGCCAAACTATTCAACACTTGAAAGATTTGCTCACCAAAGGTGACCAAATGTCATTTAAGAATTTCAACACTGCGGTCAATCAATTGGATTTTGACGACAAGTTAACTTATATGTTTGGCAAACAAGGCCGGCAAGAAATTGTCGATTTGAGGGATGCATTGAAAGACATTTTGGTCAAGCAACCTGGTGCAGTCAATTACCCAAACACCGCCGGCGCTGTTGTCCGAGGATTGGAAGGGTTGGAGGCCATCAGAATGCCATTTGCAAAAACAGCAGCAGAATTTGCCAGGGGTAAACAAGTTGGCAAACGCTTGGAAGATGCGCTCAAACAACCCGCCAATCAAAATTTGCTGCGAAGCAGCGTCAACCGCATGGCTCCATAATATCCATGAAAACTACAAACAACTTGAGGTAATCCCATGGCTGGTTTAACCCCCTCCCCCAAACAGCAGATTTTCGGATCGGATGGCTTGCCTCTTGTCGGCGGCAAAATCTACACCTACGCGGCTGGCACTTCAACGCCGATTGCTACATACACCGATTACTACGCCACCACGGCCAACACCAATCCAATCATTTTGGACTCATACGGCCAAGCCAACATCTGGTTGATCAACACTACCTCATACAAGTTCGTTGTCAAGACCGCCGCCGATGTGTTGCTCTACACCGTAGACAACATCTCCATCCCCTTGGACGCGGCGTCCATGGCGTCACCCCCACCGATTGGCAACATCACACCCAACACTGGCGCGTTCACCACGCTGTCGGCCACGGGCACGGCCACATTCTCTGGCCAGGTCAACTTCACAGGCACGGGCGCAGCCAAGCTGAACGTGGGCACCACGCCTCAACGCCCCACGGCTGTCACTGGCATGGTGCGCTACAACACCACCTTGGGCACCTTTGAAGGTTACGGCGCGGCGGCCTGGGGCCCATTGGGCGGCGGCGCATCTGGCAACGGTGGCAACGCGGTGTTCTACGAGAACGGCAAAACAGTCACCGTGTCGTACAGCATCACATCTAACAAGAACGCCATGTCCACAGGCCCCATCACAATTTCTGGTGGCTTCACAGGCAACGGCACGATCTCAGGCACGATCCTAAACGTGGACTCTGCGACCAGCGGCGCTTTGTATGTGGGCAGTCAGATTTCAGGCACCAACGTGACTGCGGGCACTACAATCAGCGCATTCGCTTCTGGCACTGGCGGCGTTGGCACTTATGTTGTCAGCCCATCGCAATCAGCGGCAAATGGTGCGATCACCACAACCATCGCAGTCACCGTTCCATCTGGCTCACGCTGGGTAATTCTGTAAAGGAAATATATGAGTTCTCTTGTCTTATCAGGCGACACTTCTGGGACGGTATCGCTATCAGTTCCTGCTGTTGCTGGCTCCAACACGTTGACCATCCAAGCAGGCACTGGCACCAATTCGATGAATACGTTGGCGACAGCGGTTGCGTCTACATCTGGTACTTCGATTGACTTCACTGGTATCCCATCTTGGGTGAAGCGCATCACTGTGATGTTTAGTGGCGTGAGTACTTCTGGAAGTTCAAGCCTTCAAATTCAAATTGGAAGCGGGTCTTTTACAACATCTGGATATGTGAGCCAAGGAAGTTATGGTGCTAATGCTTTTAGTGCAACGACAGGTTTAATTATTGACGCGGGAGGAAGTGGAACATCGTTTAGAGATGGTTCTGCTTTATTGACAGTTGTATCTGGAAATAGTTGGATAAATACCTCATTACTAAGTCAAAATGGTCAATATACTTCAGTAGCAGGTGGAAGACTTACATTAGGCGGCACATTAGACAGAGTCCGCATTACCACAGTCAACGGCACTGACACATTTGATGCTGGCTCTGTCAACATTCTGTACGAAGGATAATCATGTCACAAATCGTCTTAGTCTCTGACACCTTACTTGCATCTCCATCCACAGGAACGCTGGAATACAACGGTCAGTTTTATGGTACTGATAGCAACTCTGCTAGAGCGCAGATGCAGAGAATTACTCAAGGCACTGCTGTTGCGTCCACTTCTGGCACTGCAATTGACTTCACATCATTGCCAGCATGGGTGAAACGCATCACCGTAATGTTTACTGGCGTAAGCCCAGCAGCGGCGGTAAACTATATTGTTGTTCAGTTGGGAACAGGAGCAACTCCTACTTATACAACTTCAGGATATAACAGCCAAATCATAACTGGTAATACCTCTTCAGTGGCAGTTACATTAGTTTCTAATGGGTTTCCTGCAATTAACCCGCTAAGCGCCGCAAATGCTTCATCTGGAACAATGGTTCTTACTAACGTAACAGGTAACACTTGGTCAATGACAAACTCTTGTGCTGATACAAGTGGAACCCGTATGTATGTTTCTGCTGGATCAATTGCTTTAGGTGCTACGTTAACTGCTGTTCGCATTACAACGGCTGACGCATTTGACGCTGGCTCAATCAATATTTTGTACGAAGGATAAATCATGTCAGTAACAATTGATGGATCAACAAGCGTCACGATCAACTCAGGTGCGGTGCTTGGCATTACTTCAGGCACTGCGGTTGCATCTACTAGCGGAACAAGCATTGACTTCACCAGCATCCCTAGTTGGGTGAAGCGTATTACTGTGATGATGCGTGGCTTAAGCACAAATGGATCATCAAACCCTCAAATTCAAATTGGCGGTGGCTCAATTGAAACTTCTGGTTATACGGGCGCTGCTTGGTCTGCAAACACGGTCAACGTAGCATTTTCAAGTGGTTTTGTTGTATCCGCAAACACGTCGTCGACTGTTGTTATTGATGCAGTTGTAGTTATATCCAACATAAGCGGAAATATTTGGATGGCTGCGGTCAATGGCGGAAGAACAGACTCAGCGGCAGCTTTGGCTGGTGGTGGTTCAAAATCACTTTCCGCTACTCTTGACCGATTGCGTCTGACTACTGTCAACGGAACAGACACTTTTGATGCTGGTTCAATCAACATTCTTTATGAGTAAACAACATGACACACAGAATTGAAGTTAATTGCGAAACAGGCGAAACCAAAGTTATTGAGTACACGCCTGAAGAACAAGCGGCGTATGACGCTGCGGTGGCTGCTCAACAGCAACAAGAGCAACAACCATCTGAACCAGCACCATGATTGACGATTTAGAAACAGAATTCGCTGTACACGAAGCGATCTGCGCCCAACGCTATGAGGCCATCCAAAAGTCACTGGCTGACGGCGACAAGCGCATGACCAAGATTGAATATTTGCTCTACGCAGTGATTGTGGCTGTGCTGTTCGGACCTGGTGTTGCCGCTGAGTTTGTAAAGAAACTGCTGGGGCTGTAAATTGATCCGATCAGCATCCTCCTCATGGCAAAGGCGTGTGCCACTGCCATCCGAGAGGGAACTGCTCTTTACAAGTCAGCCAAAGAATCGTTCATGGAGGTCAAGTCCTCTGTTGACGAAGCTATTGGTGTTGCCAACGAAGTCAGAGGATTCTGGGCCAAGCTCTTCGGAACAACGCCCAAGCCTGTGGCGCAAGCGGCAAGAAAGAAAGAAAAGTTTGTTGCTGTAGACGAAACAAAAGTCATGTCCGACATCGTTGCTCAGTTGAGCAATTTTTTTCGGCTACAGGAACAGTTGGCAGCGCATATCAGGGAAGAAGAAGAGCGTTCAAAGAACGTCTATGACCCTGACGCCAACTTGATGGAAGCGGCTTTGAAGCGCACGATGGCAATGGATCAGATGGCGCTTTTGGAGACAGAAATTCGTGAAGCAATGGTGTACCAAGCCCCGCCTGAGATGGGCGCTCTTTGGTCGAAAACCAACGCCATGCGTGACGTGATTGAAGCAGAGCAACAGAAAGCCAGAAAGAAAAGAGATGCTGAAGCATGGCTACGAAAGGAACAAGAGCGCCTCCAGCGAGAAAAGGTAACGTATCTGGTTATCAGTATCCTAATCCTTCTGTACCTGTGGGGTCTGATGATGTTCCTCGGCAAGATTGGGAGAGTTTGATGGGATGGATCGCGGCGTGTGTGTTGTTCATCTTGTTGTTGCCAATGATGGGTATGCTGTATCTGGACATCCTAGAAACCAAGCATGAAGCCAAAGCGCAAGTTGAAAAGGTTGAAAAGCTACGGCGTGAAATTGAAAGGAAGCAACGTGATCCGAATACTTTTACTGACAATCCTTTGTTTGACAGGGTGCGAAGACCGCTTTCGTTACCCATGTCAAGACCCCCAGAACTGGGGAAAGACTGAATGCGAGCCGCCAGTATGTGAAGCATCTGGCACATGCACCAAAGACTTAATCACCAAGGAGATGTACGATGCCCACAAAAAGAAACCCTGAAGACTGGCAAGCCCTGAGTCAGTTCTGGACGTTGATGTTTTTCAACATAGCCATTGTCGGCATGATCTTTGGCCTGCTGTACTGCGTCATGTTTGTCACTCAACCAATGGTTGGCCAAGCCAAGAACGATGCGTTCTTGCTTGAGTTGCTCAAGACTGCTGTGATCTCAATGATCTCGATCATCGGCACGCTCTTGGCCGTCAACCATGGTAGCCAGGCGACGACGCCTGCCACAAAGCCGCCCGTGGTGGTTAAGCCTTTGAGCGACAACTTGCCTGTTGAAACGCCATGAAAGGTTTGCTCTCTGGTTTGATCGCCCTCCTGCTGACATTTGGTGGTGGGTACTGGTACGGCAAACACGTGGAGGCCAAGGCACAGCAGGCCGAAGTTGACCGCCTGAACATACAAGCCAGGGCCAAAGAAGCGGCGCTGGTTTCTGCCGTAAACACAACCGCTGATGCACTGAGGAAAACAAATGAAAAAGCCAAGACTGCTACAAAAGAGCGCGATGCTGCTATTGACGCTGGCACTTACAAGTTGCGGGTTCCTGTCAAAACGACCTGTCCCGTACCAGCCACCGCAGATACCGCCGTTGCCGCCGGAAGTAGTGGAGGAGAGACACGAACCGAGCTTGACCCAGCGTTTGGAAAAGCTCTTTTCGCAATAGCCGAGGAAGGCGACCGCGCCATTCAAAAGCTCAACGCTTGCATCACTTTGTACAACAACGCCAGGAGTAAACAATGAACATCACCCCCAACTTCACCCTTGAAGAGCTGACCCACACCGATCATCGTGAGTTTGACAATGTGCCCAACGAAGACGAGCTGGCCAACTTGCGCCGCCTGGCTGACTTCTTGGAACAAGTCAAGGCGCTGTTGGGTGGCAAGACCATCATCGTCAACAGCGCGTTTCGCAGTGCTGAAGTCAACAAGGCTGTGGGCTCGTCTGACAAGTCACAGCACCGCCGTGGCTGCGCTGCCGACATCCGCGTACCGGGCATGACGCCTGATGAGGTGGTAAGCGCCATCATCGGCTCTGGCCTGCCGTATGACCAAGTGATCCGCGAGTTTGACCGTTGGACGCATGTCTCGATTCCAAACCACGAAGACATTCAGCCACGCTCAATGGCGCTGATCATCGACAAGCAAGGCACCCGCGCCTACGCTTAATCGGCGAGGAAGTACAGAACAGCTAGGAGCGCGCCAATACCAATGGCGGCTCCTAGTATCAAGACGATGATGATTTCAAACATTTGTTTTCGGCCTCAAGCTCACGCAAATCCATAGCGACATCGGCCACGCCGTGCCAATCGCATCGGGCGACCATGACTTGCAAGTATTCAAGCAATATGGCGCGTTGTGTTTCATAGTCGGCATAGTTCATTTGATCAATTCCCTGTACGCCTTGATGGCGTCTTTCAAATCGTTTTGTAACTGCTCGATGTGATCGTGCTGCTGTTGCATCTTGACGTAGGCTTCAGCGGCAAACTTGGCCAGGTTCTCATGGCTCCATGTTTCAAATGCTGGCATTTCTTTTCTCCTTGATACTTTGCGACAATACATGGCGCAGCCACTTGGGGCCACCCAAACGTTTCCATTCTTCGTAATGCGCTGGGATCAAGCGTATGCCGACGTTCTTGGCCACGCTTGTCAAATCACTTTTTGGTCTGGGCATGGATGCTGCTCCGCTGTTGTTTTGGTTAAAAATATATGGTTGCATTGCGTGCAACGCCATATATAGCCTTCTTCTACGACTGTTCGACGGTCGCCATGCAGGCCCCGCATCTTGCCCCAAAAGGTTTTGATCTGCTCAAGCATTATGTTGCTCCCATCGCTCGCACAGCTCGCGAGCTTGTTTAGATTTTTTCTTCTTCATGCACATGTTGCTCACCGACTTGTACTTAGCCCGTGCTTGCAACGATGTGGCTGTCGGTGGCTCAACAGGCATCAAACCGTTCAGGCCAATCAAACCCAAGACAATAGCGCGTGTGATCATGTCAGTACCTGTACTTGGGCGCACATGACACATCAGCCACAACATCGGTGGTGTAGTTGTTGATCTTGCGTTTGGCAAAAATCATCACAGCTCTCAAGCCAGAGCTTTCACATTCCTGGACGGCCACAATCACTTCATTGCGACTCATGGCATGGATGTCTTTGTCCAGGGTCAGCTTCTGCTCTGCATGGCCACTGGCGCCATCCAACATGCTGGCGTTCCAAGATGAGCCTGCAGCACAACCGGTCATCAACAAAAAAATCAAAGAATATTTCATGGTTTTCCTTAAAAAGGGAGTTGGTCCCAGTTCCAATGCTCACAATCAACCGATCCCTGCAGCCAATCTTGCGGTGGTTCTGCCTGGTACTGATTGCATTTGCCGTCATATCTACTACAGCTTCTGCAATTTGCTCTTATTCCATTAAGGTCAGCCAGCTGTTGGGCTAAGTGACTTTTGATGGCGTTCAACTCAATTAAATTCATAATCTTTTACCTCGGTGTATTTGCCGTTCTTGCGTGTTGCAATTCGGTTTGGTGTTTGCAAATAATCTGGTGCATCTTCCAAAATTTTGATGGCTTGAGCAACCGAACTGGGAAAGCTGGTTTGCTTGTTACGACGCAACCACCAGGCAACGGCTTTTTGGCCGGCATACCCAACATGGTCAAAGCAAACCCATTCGCTGGCGCATTGCAAAATACCACTGTAGTAGTCAACCCTCATGGAATCTGGCTTGCCTTCCTTGCGGTGCACGGCATATCGGACCCTGGTCACGTCATGCCAAACCACCATGGCCTCGGCCTGCGCGGATAACAGCGCAGCCAGGGATACCTTGGCGTCCACCGGCTTGGCCTCTTCCTCCCGGATCGTGGCGCCACAGGCAGTGCAAATCAGCGCCTTGGCAGCGTTACGTTCACCGCACTCAGGGCAAATGCTGTACGGCCCTTCAGTGTTGCCACCGGCCCGTTTAGCGCGTCCCTTGATGATGTCCACCGGCCCCAGGCGTTCTACGGTGTCGGTGAAGTCCAGCACCAAACAATTCTCTTTGCCCGGTGCAATCCTGGTCCCTCGGCCCATGCCCTGGACGTACAACACCGGCGACTTGGTGGGCCGGCACCAAATAATGCAATCGACATCGGGCACGTCAAACCCAACCGAAAGCGCCAGCACAGTAACCAAGCAATGAATCTGGCCAGACCGAAAGTCTTGAATCAAGTCTTCACGTTCTTGTTTGGGTGTTTCACCACACACAACAGCTGCGGTGATGCCAAGCTCATTCAGGTTGTCTGCCAGGCATTCGGCATTGGCCACACTTGGGGTAAAGGCAATCCATTTGCGGCGCTCTGAGGCCAAGTAGACAGCTTCCTTGGCCACGTTCTCAAGGTAGCCGGCCACCACGGCAGACAGCTCGCCAACCTTGTAGTCACCGTTGGCAATGCCAACCTGGCTGGCATCAATC